GAAGATAGCTCTCGTATTTACAAATCAACTTAGACAGAAACTTGGTGTGATGTTCGGAGATCCATGGACTACAAGTGGTGGTAAAGCATTACCATTTCATGCTTCAACTCGTATCAGATTAAAGAACGTTGGTCAAATCAAAGACAAGAAAAACAATACTATCGGAATGAAGATGAGAGCTCAAGTCATTAAGAACAGACTTGGCCCACCCATGAGACACGCCGACTTCGAACTTTATTTCGAGAGTGGTATTGACAACGAGGGTAGTTGGTTAAAAGTCATGAAAGAACACAAACTTGTAAAACAAGGTGGTGCTTGGTACACGATGGATGACCACAACGGTAAAGAAATAAAGTTTCAATCTAAAGATTGGGCTGAGTATCTAAAGGATGATGACTTCAAAA